ATGCAATTGTGTGCTGCACTCAAGTGTGAATCTCTTGACGGAATGGTCGAAAAGCTAGAAGGCATGCAAGGTGCCTTAAATGATGCTGCTGATGCTGCTGAAAAACCTAAAAATTCTTTAGAAACTGTCGGTGAAGCCGCCGGAGGTTTGTCTAAAAAGCTGGATGCTACAAAGGTTGCCGCTGTAGGTGCTGGTGTCGGTTTGATATCCGGATTTAAGGGTGCTTTGGGAATGTTCAGCGCTGTAGGCAAAGGCATTACAGGGATCGTAGGCTCCTTAGGACAAATTGGAGCAACCATACTCAAGACACCATTTAAGATGATGTCAGGTCTGATTGGAATGGCACAGTCTGGAGGCGGTGGTCCTTCTCCTATTCGCGAAGAGCTAGAGGCTATTCGAGGTGAGTTTGGTGACTTGGCAACAAATGAAGGTAAGGCAGTAGCGTCTTCATTGGGTCAGGTACAGTCTCAGATGGGTGATCTCGCCGGAACAGGCCTTAGTGTCAGACAAGTGTACGGATCTGGTCCAGGTGGTGTTGCGGCTGCAATGAAAGACATACATGAGTTGGCAACTGCATTAGGACCTGCACTTAACGGTCTGACAGACGTTATTGCTAAGTCTGGTGTTGAGCTCTCAATGTATCGAAAAGGCTTAGGGCTTACAGCAGAACAACAAGCCTCAATGCTTAAGCAAGCTTCAATGGCTGGCAAAGATCCAGTCGGAGAAATGAATAAGTTTGCCTCCATGGCAATTAACATGGGTGAGCAGTTTGGTGTCAATGCAAAGGTTGTTGGTAAGTCTATGGCTGAGATGTCAGCAGACGTTGCCAATTTCGGCCAATTAAGTGTCAAGGAATTGGGCAAGGCAGCAATCTTTGCCAATAAGTTAGGAATCGCCGCCAAGGATCTTCAAGGCGTTATCAGTAAGTTTGATAATTTTGAAGATGCAGCTAAAGGCGCTGGAGAAATGGCGCAAGCATTCGGTATGAATGTTGATGCTATGGAACTGATGAACGCTCAGAATCCAGCTGAGCGACTCTCAATGTTGCAAAAAGCTTTTAAAGAAACAGGTAAGTCTGTTGAAGATATGAGCCGACAAGAATTAAAGATGTTGGCTAGTCAAGCAGGTCTATCAGAAGAAGCAGCCAAGCTTGCATTTAGTCAGAAAGGTATGGCATTAAGCTATGATGACATATCAAAAGGCGGTGACAAAGCAGAAAAGAAGCAGCTTTCTCAAGCTGAGGCAATGGATAAGCTGGCTACTTCTATCCAGAAGATGACACAAGGCGGTGGAGGCGGCGGATTTAAAGGTTTCTTTGATGCTTTCTTGCAAGGATTTGGCGACGGGATTAAAAAATCTAAAGAATTTCGCGCTGTAATGCGTAATATTCGAAAGTCACTTAAGGTTGTGTTCCGAGCAGGCAAGCAAATCGGCAAAATGTTTGTCAAGATGTTTCCAGGTGTCAAGCAATTCTTAAAAGGCTTACAAGGAATATTTGATCCTAAGAAATTTAGTGGCTTGATGAATGATGTCAAGAAAATTTTTAAAGGATTCTTTACAGACTTGGGCAAAGATCCTGTTAAAGCCACAGAAAAATTTATAGATAAAATTCAAGGCGCATTTAAAAAGTTCTTTGGAAAACAAGGAAGCGCCGGAAAAGACGTCATGGAAGGTGGTTCTAAGATCCTTAAAGCTGTGAAGGGGATCTTTAAAGCACTTTTAGGTATGGCAATCAAGGGCTTGACAAACCTTGTTAAGAATATCACACATGCGATTAAAAATCCAAAGCCGATCAAGACCGGTCTAGGCAAGCTTTTTAGTGATCTAGGAAAAGAATTTGGTAGTTTGTTTAAGGCACTTCTGCCGCCTCTAGGAAAAGCTCTCGCTGATTTGGGACAAACACTATTTGATAAGTTCAAGCCAAAGCTTATCAAGGTAGGTAAGGTTGTTCTTACTGCTGCACTTACAAAAATGTTTTTAGTTGCAGCACTTTCAGCTGTCAAGGGCGCAGTTATGGGCAAGATTGGCTCAATTATTGCAGGCGCCTTTGGCAAAATGTTTGGGGGAGTCTCAAAAAATCCAAGTGCGCTTAAAGGTGCCTCGCAAATGGGCAAAGGAATGGCTAAAGGCGGCGGGATGGGCAAAGGCTTTTCTGGATTCATTAAAGGCTTCGCCGGAATGAAGATCGGCGACATTATTAAAGCAGCTCTAAAACTATCAATCCTCGCAGTTTCATTCATACCTGTCGTTAAGATATTTGCCTTTGCTGCTGTAGAAGCTTATAAAGCCATAAAGAAAGAAGATCCGTTAAAGGTTGCTGCCGGCATGATATCATTGGCAGTGACTGTTGGTGCCGCTGCAGTACTTTCTAAGGCTGGACAAAAAATTAGTGCAGGAGGAATAGGAAAGGCTATTGTCGGTCTATTGGCTGGTGCTGCTATGTTAGGTGTTGGTGCAGTTGCATTTGGTAAGGCATTAAAAGTTGCAGCACCAGCATTTGATGGTGTCGATTGGAAAAAGGTACCTGCTGCAATGATTGGTCTAGCAGTTTCAGCAGGTGCCGCAGTTTTATTAGCAAAAGCAGGTGAAAAAATCAATGCCGGATCTACAATTAAAGCTGGACTCGGACTTCTAGCTGGTGCCGCTTTCTTAGCAACTGCAGGTGTCGCGTTTGCTGCTGCCTTAGGCGTTGCCAATATCGCGATGGGCCTGGTCAATATGAAAGAAGCTGCTAAGAACATGGGAATGCTTGTTCTGGCAGTTGGAGCCACTGTCCTTCTTGGTGCAGCCAGCATTCTAATGCAACCTCCAGTTATGATTCTGGCAGGCACAGGAGCCTTAGCAGGTGCTGCTTTCTTGGCTGTGGGCGGTGTTGCTTATGCAGCTGCTTTAGGTGTTGTCAACGTAGTAATGGGTAAGGTTGATATGAAGTCAGCTGCAGCTAATATGGGTCTTTTGGCAGCAGCAATTATTGCTACAGTTCCAATGGCAGTTGCTTCCGCACTGCTCCTTATTCCCGCCATGGTCGGCATGCCTGGTGCCATTGCAGGTGCAGGTTTTCTAATGACAGGAGCATGGGCATATGCAAACGCATTAAGTTATCTTCAGGACAAGCTTGGAAAGATAAAGATGCTCGAAGCTGCAAAGAACATGGGACTTCTAGCAACAGCTCTAATTGCGACCATACCGATGGCATTGGCAGCTGCAGCTTTAACAGTTCCTGCAGTAATTGGCATGGTAGGAATTCTTCCAGCTTCAGGATTCTTGGCACTAACAGCTAAATTAATGGGTGGCGCGCTGGAAGACTTTGGGGCAATGAACATTAATGGACAAGCAGTAGTCAAGAACGCAAAAGCATTAAGTGCTGCCATGGGTGCTTTGGTGACCACTGCACTTACTGCTGTTCTTTTGGTTCCGTTTGCTGTACCATTTATTGGCGGCTGGCTTATGAAAAAAGGTATTGAGCTCATCGGTGACTTTATGAGTCTGATTGCTAACAATATGGTTCAGCCGTTGGCAGCATTTGCAGCAATGCCGATACCAGCTTCAGCCGCCTTAGGAAAGAAGATCGACATTATTAATGCTGCTATTGATGGAGTTGCAAAAATTGGTGACGTTGCACTTGGTTTGGCAGCCATAGATACAGCTGCAGTTGAGGAAGGTGGAAATCAAGGCGGTACAATAAAAGCGGTAACTAAATTTATGGATGTTCTAATAGGTGGCATCTCAGGTATGATTACATCCATTGGAACAGTTGCCAACTCAATACCTGAAGATCAAATTGGAGCAGTAGGCGCAATTGCAAAGGTCATTGAAGGTCTAGGAAAACTAATTGGAGGAGTCGTACCACCGATTGCTGATCTAGCACAAACCATGATCGAATCATCAACAGAGGGTGGCGGTATATTCTCATCTGGTAAAGTAAATACAGCCAAATTTTCAACAATGATGTCTAGTGTCCAAGGAATGATGACATCTATTTTTGACACGATTAAAGCTAGTATCGGACCTATGATACAAGAAGTATTGAAAGTCGAGATACCAAAAGGAGAAGGTACTCAGCAAAGAATAGAGCTCATTGCAAAAGTTATTGATATCATGTCCAAGTTTTTGGATCCTGCACAAGAAATACTAAAAATGACACAGGAGCAGGAAAAGAAGAAAGGGTGGTTTGATAAAATAGTAGATAAGATTAAGGGTCGAAAACCTCAAGACACCATGATGGGAACTTTAAGAAATCTGATGTCCAGCCTTGTTGATATGATTAAGACAAACTTACCTGAAATTGTGTCTGCAGTAACTACAGCTGCAGACTCTGTTACAGGAGGTGGGGATATAAAATCAATTGAGCCAAAGATAAAACTAGTAGGATCTGCTATGGAAGTCATAAGTAAAATGACTGCTCAGTTATTCAAGACTTTGGAATTCGTAAAAAGCAAAAAGACAGGAAAAATTGATTTTGGTGCTATAGAGTCTTTATTTGGTCCGAAAGATAAGCCTAGAGAAAGTGTGCTGTATCAAATTACATCATCTGTTGGTAGAAGTTTGTATTTTATTATTTCTGCTATTGTTAAATCTGTTGCAAAACTAGATGCAACAAAAGTTGAACCCGCAATCAAGCTCGTATCCGCAGCAATTGATTCTGTTTCTAAGTTTGCTGGTGCAATAATGGACACTATGAAGTTGGTATTGCCAAAAGGAGGAAGCCTTAAAAAGGTAGAATCGGCGCTTCCTACTGTTTTGAAAATGATAAAAAGCATATCAACAACCATGTCTAAATCTCTACATGCAGTAATTACACCAATTTTAAAGACTGCTGCTAAGATCGGCGGTAAAGGATCTGATCAAACAAAAAAAGGAATGGAAATGATATCGACTGCTTTGAGTGCAGTTGGTGAATTTGCAGGAGCATTAAAAGATGTCATGAGCCTGGTGCCTGCTGACACCAAATCGATCGATCCATTTAGACTATTAAATGTAATGACGACTGTAAGTTCAGTATCTTCTTCAATAAAGACTGAACTACCGGGTCTTATTAAGGCACTTATGGCATCTGTTGAAGAAGTTAAAAAGGCAAAGATTCGAACTTCAGACGTCAATAAGGTCTCTAAGCTCCTAGAAGGTGTAGGTGTATTTGCATCTGCAATGAAAGACATTATGGGAATTCTGCCTCCTCTCAAAAAAGGAGAAAGCAAAACCATGTCAGAAAGACTATCTGTGATTGGTGAAGTAGCCAATGCAGCTCAGGAAGGTATAAAGACTGTAATTAACGGAATGTCAAAGCTTGTCGAAAATATTCAGAAAACAAAAGTTACACATTCCGGAATTAATAAGCTAAATAAGTTCTTCAAAGGCATGGCTGGATTTGCTGAAGGACTTTCAGCTTTGCAAGGTTTAAAATCAGCCGATCAAAGCGTCAAGCAGGTAATAGATTCAATTGCTGAAGCCCTAGGCACCAAAGACGCCGGAACCGGTATACACAAAATGATCGATTCTTTAGGAAACATGGATACAAAACTCTTAGGAAAAGCATCTACTAATATGTCTAAGTTTTCTAGAATGATGACAAAGAGTGTAGGTCCAGCATTTAACGTTCTAGAAGAAATGGATGGAATGACTGCTGATAAAATTGTGACAATTAATCAATCAATAGAAGAGCTTAAGAATACTCTTACGGCTATAAATGACATTGAAATGTCTACAGTTATAGAATTGGCGAAAGTGTTGGCAAATCCATCTAGTAGACCTCTTAAGATGCAAGTAGAGCAACCGAAGCCTTTTGTGATTAACGCAAACTTTACGCTAAATATTGATTCTAAGAAGATGGCACAAACTATTGCTGCTACGGGTGAAGTTGCAGCATCAAGTGACGGAACCAAGTAATGAGCAAAGACAATAAAAATAAATACGAAGGCGAAACCTTTCAGAGGGTTATAAAAGAAACCATGGTTGCTAACAGTGTTCCCAACATGATGTCTAAGCTTATTGAAGACTTTGATGAAAAACATCGTCAACAAACACTTGACAAAGTCAAAGGGTTATCAAGCGTAGTCGACCGGTTAAAATACTTATTAGAAAAAGTAAAAGAGGAGACAGTCGATGACAAAGAAGACGAGTGATACTCAATCTGATATCAAGGAAACTCCTCAAAAGCTTTATAATCCTAGATATGAGTCGACAGGTGATGATATTACAGGCAATGTTGTCATTGGAAATCACGACATATCAAAAACTTCCAAAGCTACATTAGGTGACTTTTTATCTCGCGTCACAAAAGGAGAAGCTGGTTCAGCTAAGAAGCCAAATGCATTCGCAGTAGATCCGGATCTTGTTGATATGAGACTGACCGATCCGTCTACAGGATTGCCGGCAAATCAGACAAATCCTCAAAAAGGAAAAGGGGACTCTAAAAAGCTAAAGACAGCAGGCACGACTCTAGGCAGTTTTATAGATACAGTTGACGACGATGCAAAAGCAAAGTTTGACAACCTTAGTACTGGAGATTTTAACAATGCAGAAGGTATTGCATCTTTAGCAAACAAAGACGATAAAAACAGTCAAAAATTTGGTCATACTGTTTATTCTGACATTGAGCCTGTCCAACCAACAGGTACAAACTTAGGTGCACCTCCGACTTATGCCCCGGCAGGATCTGAAGTTCAAAAAAAGATATCAGCTGTTTTGACTTCGAATCGTTTTAATCCATCACCTCAAACACCGTTTATGCAGGATAATTCTGCTTTAAGCCTTGGATACACTAAACAAACGGAGTTAGGTAAATACACACAGAATCAACCAACTGTAAAGATTGATGATATATCAAAAGTCGGCCACCAAATGGTTGTCGCAGGAACAGGACACGATGCTGATCTTGAAAGTATGCTGGTTGCAGGAGTCCTTCCGACTCTAGAGCAAATCACCGGCCTTAAGATGGTTGACACACAGGGGTTAAGACCACGATCAATGCCGGCAGCTTCATCTGTTGCTGAAGATAAAGGTGAGCTGGTAAAAGGTGAGAGCGACAATAAGAGTTATGGTCATTTACATTCACCGATTGAACCTTACGCAGAAGCATTGCCAGTTGGATCATTTATTAATACTGTTGCAGGAATTGTAGCACTTAGCCTGGCAACTGTTGTTATAAGTCAACTGATTGATTTACTTAAACCGTCAGATTCAGGTACACCTAGAACTCCTGTCAACCCAGACAAGCCACATACTTTGCAAAAAGGTAAGCATATGACCAAAGGTCAAAAGACCGGGGATATGATCTGGACAATGCTGGGTGTGCCGGCTGTTCAATTTGATTTTTCTGAATGTGTTTACCTGGGTATTTTATCTTTCTACGGCATTAAAGAACTTCCTTCTGGCGGTGATCTAGACTTAAACAGTCTTTTAGAAAGTGCACAGACAGTTGCGGGCTCACCGGGTTACTATGGTGCTATAACAAGATCTGTTATTAGAGATGTTGATCAAATTGTTCAAGCGACCTCTAATATTCCTTTTGGACCAGATGCTTTATTACAAATTTTTAACATTGTTGAGGCTTTAACATCATCTGCAACATGGAAATTCTTGATGCAGATGGCAAAGCTAGGAAACCAGATACGATCTGGAATTGACGGCCTCAAGTCTTTAGGAAATCCTCAAGATGTAGATGGAATGCTGGAATCTCCAAATACGCGAATTTCCAAGAGTAGAGCAAAACCAGTTCCTGGAGGTGCAAAATATCCTGGGTCAAAGCTTGAGAGTCGTCTCGCATGGAGACATAGTGCTTCTCCATCTAGATATATTTTACCAGATAGCTTTAAAAACGCTTTAATATCTGCCAAAAGAGGTAAATCCAGTAGTTCACTTTCCGAACTTTATTTTGCCAACGGAGGCAAACCGGCAAAAGAAGATATTGACGGCGGAGGAAATTTAAATAGTTTCAACAAGAGCCTAACATCGGGAGACACACCAGGCAGACTGTCTAATGAGTACGTTGAGTTTATAGAAAATGCTTTAGAGGCTGAGTATATGCCTTTTTATTTTCATGACTTGAGAACAAATGAGATCATATCATTTCACGCATTTCTAGGTGCGTATTCTGACGGGTTTAGTACGGATTATACGTCAACTTCTGGATACGGAAGATCTGACGATGTCAAGATTTATAATAAAACAACCAGATCAATTAGCTTTGACTTTACGGTTGCAGCTACATCAGAAGCAGACCTGGATGTTATGTACTGGAATATTAATAAAATAGTGTCAATGTGCTATCCTCAATGGTCTCGAGGACGTCAAATGATTAACGGTGACGATGACAAGTTTATTCAGCCGTTCTCTCAAATACCAACAGCAAGCCCTATGATACGTGTTCGCTTAGGTGACATGCTTAAGTCCAACTATTCTAAGTTTGGCTTACAGAGGCTTTTTGGTCTAGGAAATTCTGATACAGAGTTTAATATTGACAAGAAGACTGACACAGACGCAGCAGCAAAGAAACAACAACTAGAAGCTCAGAAAAAAGCTCAAGAAGAAGCTATAGAAATATTCAATATGAAGCAAATGTCAGTTGCCGGACTTGTTCAGGCGGGTTCTAACTTAGATGATTTAGGATATGCTGAAGGTGATCTTGTTCTTTTAAACTCTAACCCTACGAAATATTGGCCAAGAACAGCTGATGGAAAAATGGGTTCTGAGCAAAGCCCAGAGGTTGGCCCTGAAGCGATCGAAGGAAGACTTCACCAATATTCGCAAAATGTTGAAGTTGAAGTAATTAAAAGAGTTCCTGCTCCTAATAACGAGCCAACTGGGTTTGGAGCAGCTGCTGCTGCTTTATTGGGAGATGATCCACCTGCTTGGGACGGCAAAGGAATGATGACTTACCTGGTCAAAATAAAAGAGGGATCACCTGCACACATGTCCTTAGGTAATATCAAATCTGAGTACTTGCACCACAGAGCAGAACATGGTGAAATTGTGGGTCTTTCCGAAAAAGGAAAGCAAAAAATTATTGATGAGCTAGCTGCCAAGCATATGAAAGGTGATCCACCCTCTCAGGAAGGTGAAGAAAGATTTAGAAACTTTTTTGACCCTGATAAAAACTTTATTGTTCGATCATTTGAAAGCACAAGAGGTAGAGGCTTGGCCGGTTTTATTACAGGGCTAACATTTGACTGGGCAGAGTCTACGTGGGAAATCACAAAAGGACGTAGAGCACCAAAAATGGTAAAGCTTTCAGTATCCTTCGCACCGGTACATGATCTTCATATGGGTCTTGATCATCACGGAATGATGACATCTGTTCCATTCAATGTAGGAAAATTCTCCGGCATTGTTGGAGGTGATCCATATCTTGATGATCAACTTCTTGTATCAGAAAACCATCCTTCTAGTGAAATTGCTGCAAAAGCAGAAGGCAAATCATTAGAAAAAGGCAGCGGCAAAAAGAATAAAGCAGTTGAAGCAGCTAAGAAAGCAAAGCCTTAAATAAAAGAGAGCAGACATGACAATTAGCAGGTATTCTAGAACTAATCGATTGCTCGGCGGTGTTCAACTAGGAACATCACGTGCACATTCAATTATTCACTTAGGTGTACAAAATGGTACAATTGATTATAAAACTGTTATAGTAGAAGAAGGTCAAAGGCTGGATCATATTGCTGCAAGAGAGCTTGGTGATGGTCGACTTTGGTGGGTTATCGCTGCAGCTTCAAGAATTGGTTGGTGGATGCAGGTACCACCAGGTACAGTTTTAAGAGTTCCTACAGATATATCGCAGATTAAGGCATATGTTGGATGAAAGATCGCAAGATTGATAAAATTACAAATCAGCTAGCTTCCTATTTTGGAACAATTACCAAGGCTGCATTTGTTGCTGAAATGATTGATCCAACTTACGATCCAACCTCAGACTTTTTTACGCCACCAACACCCAATCCAGAACATAAAGCTGCCAATGCATTGCTGGACATAACGGAAGGTGGCAAGACAATGTCAGAGTTTTTGCTCGGGTTGTCTGATTACACTAAGCCTAAAGACGGCGAAGAAGTTGACGTGGATTCCGTTAAGATGGGAATGGCAGAAACTTTTACGGTAACATTTGAGCCTGAGTTTGACGAAGGTGGCAAAAACTGGATTATGAATGGAAGTCCAAAAAATAAACAGCAAGGACATCCTACACCAAGCAAAACATTTTCCATTAAAAAAATGTTAGGAGTTCAAGGAGAAGGAGAGGGCACAACGATCAATGGAAAAACTAGTGATCCGGACAGATCGACATCTCCAAACCTATCATGTGTTCAAATTTGGCCAGTTAGGTTCGGGCCAGGAACCCAAGACACATCAGCACTATCGCTTTTTTTAAACGCTGTTCCTACATTAGAGTTTAGTAGATGTGTTCCATTTATAGACGTCGTAGCAATTACAAATTCACCTCAGCTTTCAAATGTAGACAACGAGGGTGGAAGAGTTTCCACTATGAGCTTAGCACAATTCTTAATGGGTGCTGACAAAGTAAAGTTTGGAGACGCGAGCGGTCAAATCGCATCTGCACTAGACGCTGATGTTTTTACAGAGTTTCAAAATAAACCACCCAAAGAATCGACTGACGAGAAAGCAGGTTCTGAAACACCACCACCTAATATACCTCCAATTGCAACAGCTGGGATGGAAATGTTCACATCTCCTCAAACACTAGTTCCAGGAAATGATCCGTATTTTGAGGCAGATTCGGATCAGTTTAGAAGGCAGAATCTTTTGACAGGAGAGACAGAGGAGTCTACAATGTCGCCAGGAGGACGTAGAGCTGCTCCTGTAATTGACAGATTTAGACCGTTTATGTCGCTCATGTCCTTGAACTTTAATGTCGCTCCAGGCGGCGGAATGTTTGCATTTAAAACAGCTAGCCTTAAACTGGTCCTACACGATAGATCTAGGTTAGCAGAAATTCAGCCTTTCATAAAGCCTGACGCATTTGGAAATTCTCATCTTTTAATAGAATATGGGTGGGCACATCCTGAATATAAGGTTCACTCTGAAATTGCCGACAGAGAAAAATATCTGATGGGTCACTTTTTAGGTGCGCTTCGCTGTAAAGAGAAGTACAGAGTAATTAATACATCTTACAATTTTGACGACGTGGGTCAAGTTGAGATTGATATCAAGTTGTCCATGATGGGTGCCAACTCTATTCATCAAGTTAAGATTGGTATGGGTGGTGCTGTTGAAGAATCTGTCAAGGTAATGGAAAAGTTAACCAAGGCAGTTTCTGAAATACTCAGAAAATCTGGAGGCAGCGGGATGGCAGCTGACGCAGGTGGAGAAGACTTTTTAACAGCATCTTCTTCTACAAGCGGCGCCATGTCAATGAAAAAAGAGACTCAAGAAAAAATTGCAAAGTTTATTTCTAGAAACTCAAAAGCTCCGGAGGGAAGTCCTCTCAAAGATCTAGCTTCTAAAATGACTGAGCTTTATGGCAAAAACGGAAAAGGCGGTGCAGCCAAAAAAGCACAAGACACTGTAGCTAATGAAGTTAAGAGAAAAGTTTCTCTCCTTAAAAAGACAGATGATCCGTGGTTTGTTGGGTATGATTGCAAAGATAATACAATCAAGGCTCCTAAGTTTGTTTCCCTAGGAAAGGTCATAATGACATTTCTAGGTCTTCCAATTGCAGCAACAAAACAGTATGATGACATACAGTTTATATTTTACTCAATTAACGACAAGGCCAGTTATGTGCACGGAATGAATCTTGCATGTTTTCCGATTGATGCTGATGATTTTGAATTAATGTTTAAAGAAGAAACCAAAAACGATCCAAACTTAAGTGTAGGACGTTTCATGGGATTCATTAACGGAAACTTTCTTGCTGATCAAGGAAATCCTGCGTATGGCATGACCAAAATATACGGAGAAAGAGACAAGGACGACCTAAAGAAAAGAAAGATGAATGCCAAATTTAAGGACGCATCACCTTCTGAAATTGCAATGGCACAAAATGAAGTACTTAAGCATGCATATGGAAATGGCGATGCTTCTGATTTAGAATTTAAAATGCCAAGAATAAAAGTTCAGATCGAATGTGTCCCGGCAGCTCCTCCAACCGAAAGTACAGGTGCTAGTTCTGGTGAAGCTCCAAAAGCTAAAAATATTCTAAGGATACATCTTTACGATGCACAAGCTACAAAATATGCTGCAATAGGAAAAATGTTGTCTGCAATGCAAGGAAATGCTACGGGTCAGATAACAGGACTGGCAGGAAAAATTAAACACGGAAACACGGGCCCGAGTGCATCAGAAGCTGCTGAAGCTGCAAAGAATGGAGAAGAAATCGATCTTAAAAGCTCTAGAGACCAAGCTTATAAAGAATTTACTGCTCTGATTCAAAAAGCAATGGATTCAAATATGCTTGAGCCTATTCCAAAGATTGCAGGAGCCAAAGTAGAGTCTGAAGGTGCTGAGTCTGTTAAGGTTGAAGAATTTGCAAAGCCTAGATTTAGAATTAAAGGAGGCTTTCCGGCACTGAAGAACTTTATAGCATCAAATATGCCGTCAGTTAGATACGGCTCTTTAGGCTCCGGAATTATGAGTGCAAATCTTTCAAGTATGCAAAATCCTCAATTAGCTACAGTCAACATGCTAAGAGCAGGTCAATCCGGTGCGACTGACCCGCAAGGTCACCGAGATGCTGGAGTTCCACTAAGAGTTGCACCTATGGAGCTAAACATTGAAACAATGGGCTGTCCTTTGTGGAGATTCGGTCAGCAAATATTCATTGACTTTGGAACTGGAACAACTGCAGACAATGTATATGCTGTTACAGGTATTGATCATTCAATTGCCTCAGGTGAATTTAAGTCTAACGTCAAGTTTGTTCAACTCAACACATTTGGTAAGTTTATTGCGATGACAGACAGGGTCGAAGAGGCACTTAACGTCATTGCGGACGAAAAAGAAGAAGACTCCAGCAGCTAGACTGTACAAATTTACATGTGCATTTACAATGTAACATGCAAATACTGTTCAACAAAAATTCTATTGGTATGGAACGACATCTTTTGATGGGTGATAATTGCATACAGTGGTATGACAATTTTGTTGACAATGTCTGGACTTTTGGATTTCACGACGCACCTCTTTCGGTCGAAACTCTAAGAGAAGTTCAATTTGAAGAACCTCTGAAAATGATTCCGGAGTCTCATGTAAAGACATTTACAGAGCTTTATCCTGATGGGTATGACTTTCAGATACCTTGGAGATGGATTCTGGGTGAAAAGAAATATACAGACTTACTACAGAATGTTGCAGAGAACGCGAAATTAAGCATCTGTGCTTTGGAAGCATCTGGATACCATAAAACATACAAAAAAATAAGAAAGTTTCTTACAGAGCTTCGTAGACCTATTGTCGATGTTGATAAACTCGCAAAATATATACATCAAAACGATAAAGGCATGACTGTTGAAACGTCTTTGAGGTCATTTGCTCCAATTGAATCTTTGGCGCCTTCTATAAAATACGACTTGGTAGGCACTGCAACAGGAAGATTGACAGTCAAGAAAGGACCAAAAATTTTAACGTTGCCTGCTAGATACAGAGATATCATTAAAGCCGAAGACGGATGTGATATTGTCCAGATTGACTTGGTGTCTGCAGAACCTAGAACTGCGTTATATGTTTCAGGAAATACAGCAGAAGGTGATGTATATAATCAGATCTCCAAAGATCTAGGATTTGACTTTCCAAGAGACGTAATTAAGGTTGCAAGTCTATCAGCATTGTATGGAGCAGGTCTAAACAGCTTAACAAATCTTTTAGGAAGCAAATTTAAAGCTAAAAGAGTTGTGGATAATTTAAAGTCACACTTTAAAGTAAATCAAGTCACAACAAAGCTGGCGCAGGAAATGAAGGAACGTGGTTATATTACAAATTTATTTGGAAGACGTCTAGCAACAAGAACTGACGAAATACAGAAAGTATATAGTCACTTTATGCAATCAACAACATCTGATGCTGCATTAAGTATGTTTTCTGACTTTTGTAAAAGTGCACTAGATGTTGACAGTAATTTCAAGTCATTTTATGTAATTCATGATGCTTTAGTGTGTCAAGTTTCAAAGTCTAAAAGACAAGAACTTCAATCAATGTCCAGAATTCTACATTTAGATGACGTTGGCGATTATGAAACGAAAATGACTTCTGTAAATGATAATTAAAAGGGTATCGAGGAGCTAGCCATGAACAGCATTAAAGATTTTCTTCGAAGAGAAGTAGCTAAATTAATCTTGGAAGAAAAAGAGAAAAGCGAACCTAAGAAAGAACCGACAAAAAAGAAAGATTCTGGTCCTGTTAAAAAAGGTAAAGTTGGTCGGGGTGGAATTAAAAAGAAAATTAAAGAGGCAGGTGCTCTTGCCAGCGAAAACCCTAAAGAGCTGATGAAGCGCCTAGGTGTATCTGGTCCGGCAGGAGGCGCAAATGATTTTGATAAAGTCGTTAGTCTTATAAGATCAGCAATATTTGGCAACGAAATAATGTCAGCTGCATATGGAGGAGCAAAGATCATAAGTCTTCCTATGAAAGAGGAGACTGTGCGTGCTGTTGAAGTTACTACTCGAAAAATAAGCCCACGTGACGGTGCTCTTTATATGTTACACACTCTTACAGGTGCTCATAATGCAGGTTTTTTGCAAGGATTGGAAAAACAACTTGAGGTTAGTATTGAGCAAGGCAGAATTGTAGTATTGTTTGACTAGAATACAATACAAAATGTTACCTCTGTGTATAATTTGATAGATTGGAGGTATAAATGAGCACACCTGATTTTGAAACCATAAAAAATAACTGGGAAACATTTGAAAGGCTTTGTAAAAAGCTTGAAGACGAAGGCGTTAATAACCTTTTGGAAGCTCTAGGAGAAAGGTTAGTAACAGCTCCTGCAGCAACACACGACTCTTCACCAGGTTGTTTTCCAGGTGGACTAATCCAAAATAGTTTAGAGACAACGTCAAAGCTTAAGAAAGCAGCTAATCTATTTGACAATCTAAACACAACATCACTTTTAAAAGTAGGTCTACTTCACGAGATAGGTAAAGTAGGTGATTTGTCCAACAATCTTTTTGTTGATCAAGAGTCGGACTGGCATCGTGAAAAGCTAGGTCAGAACTACAAGTACAACGAAGTCATACCCAAAGCTACAGTGCACGACAGAACATTAATGATTTTGCAGCACTTTGGAGTCAAGCTTACACATGACGAGTTTATGGCTATTCGTCTCTCACAAGGCTCACACCTCGAGGAAAATAAGTTTTATGTAGGATCAGAGCCTGATCTAGCTGTAGCACTTCAAATTGCAAAAAGGGTGTGACGTCATATTTATGTTTATGCGTAATTTTGACTTATTAAGAGAATACATCTACCGACTAATTGAAGCCTCTAAAGAAAAGCCTGACTTGCTTGTCGAGCCAGACAAGACTAAGGGCCGCGATGAGGAAGAAGAAGAGGTAGATGAGTTTTCTGCTGCAGGTGCTGTTGCCGGTGCTATAACACCTATGGGAACAGACTCCTCATATCCAAAAAAGACCCGCAGCAAGTCTAAAAAATCACGAAAATAAATTACTGAATATTGAACAATTGACTAGTCTAGCCTAGACTATAACAGGCAATAAAAGTTGACTATTGCAAATTAAGGAGATAATATAATGGCAATTGATTTTGATGCAATTCGTCGAAAGCTAAACAAGCTTTCTGGACAAAATTCCCGACAAAACGTAACGTGGCGTCCTCAAGAAGGTGAAGAACATTCAGTTCGTCTTCTTTCATTCCCAGATAATGACGGGCAACCTTTTAAAGAGCTTTGGTTTTACTATAACATCGGCAATAACCCAGGTCTCTTGGCACCGTATCAGTTTCAAAAGGCTGATCCTATTCAGGAGTTAATCACTAAGCTGCGAGATGATGGTTCAAAGGAATCATACGAGTTGGCAAAAAAGCTTTACCCAAAGATGCGTTGCTATGCACCTGTAGTTGTTCGCGGTGAGGAAGATAAGGGTGTTCGTATCTGGTCTTTTGGAAAGACGGTGTACCAGTCACTCCTCAATATTATGCTTGACGAGGATTATGGAGACATCACAGATCCAACTGAAGGACGTGATGTGAAGGTTGTTTGCACAAAAGCACCAGGACGTCAATGGGCAACCACTGAGGTTCGACCCCGCGGCAAGCAGTCCGTCTTGAGTGAAAATAGTGACACGGTTAACACGTTTCTCACTTCAATTCCTGATCTAGATGACATGTTTACATGCAAGTCATACGAAGAGCTAGAAAAGATTGTCAATGATTGGCTAAATGACGATGGTACTGATGATGTTGGGTCTACACGTGGATTTGAAAGCTCTTCAAGCTCATCACAGACACAAGAAACTTCATCAACTAGCGGATCATCACAAGGTCAAAAGTACAAGTCACTTGATGAAGCTTTTGCTGACCTAGAAGATCTATAGACAATAACAGCGAGGACCAAAGATGGCAAAACGAAAGTACCCTGATCAAGATGGGTTTACCAATGAACTCATCGAATCACTAAACAAGGAACATGGCAATAAGATTGCTTACAATCTTGCCTATGACGATTCGCCTACACACGTGAATCGATGGATATCAACAGGCTCAAAGCAGCTTGACTATATCATTGCAAATCGTGCGGATGGCGGGTTACCTGAGGGTCGTATCGTTGAAATCTTTGGTCCTCCGTCTATTGGCAAGTCACATATCGCAATTCAGATTGCAAGATCTACTCAGCAAATGGGAGGTATTGTTGTCTATATTGATACCGAAAATGCAACAAGCGTTGAAAATCTTTCTTTGCTAGGTGTTGATATTAGTAAAAGATTTGTCTATGTTGATACACACTGCACAGAAGAAGTTCTTGCTATTGCTGAATCTACTATTATGAGAGCTAAGGCAATGGATAAGGATGTCCCTATCACAATCATATGGGACTCTGTTGCAGCTACCTCTCCCAAGGCAGAGCTTATTGGTGATTATGACAAAGATTCCATAGGTCTTCAGGCGCGCGCTATTTCTAAAGGGATGCGCAAAATTACAGGAATTATTGCAAATCAAAATGTGTTAATGATTTGTCTGAATCAGATTCGAACCAAAATTGGTGTTATGTATGGAGATCCAACTACAACACCGGGTGGCAAAGCAATACCTTTTCACTCGTCTGTCCGAATCAAGTTAGGTGCAGGACAGCAAATCACAAACAAGGATAAAGAAGTAATTGGAATCAATGTTTCTGCCAAGACAATCAAGAACAAAGTTGCTCCTCCTTTTAGAACAGTAAATTTTGAAATCCACTTTGGTGTAGGAATTAAAGAGCATGAGCAAATGTTTGACTTGCTAAGAAAACATGGCAAGACAGAAACTGACACTAAGATTATTGAAATGTCTGGCGCTGGTGCGTGGAAAAAGCTCACAGTGTTTAGTCGCGACACAGGCGAAGTTCTAGTAGAAAAGAAATTCTATAAAGCAGACTTCGGTGATATCATTAGCGACCCTGGGTATTCTGAATACGTTGAAGCAATGCTTAATGATGCACTAGTTCGAAAGTCAGCACAAGAAATTGATCTAGAATCATATGAAGAAGTTAGGGCAGCTGCTCTAGAAATTGAAGACGAACTAATCAATCCTGAGGGATAATATGCTTGATAAACCTGTTCTTATAGTAGACGGGTTGAACTTTTTTACTAGACACTTTGTTGTAAATCCTACAATGAGCCAAAACGGAGAACATCTGGGAGGGTTTGTAGGGTTTCTCAAAGGTTTACGCCTTCTAAGTGAAAGGTGCAATCCAGAGCAAATTGTAGTTGTTTGGGAAGGCGGCGGATCAATGAGACGTCGCGCAATTATGCCTAACTACAAACAAGGAAGACGACCTCAAAAATTAAATCGTTACTATGAGGATGACATACCTGACACTTATGCAAATAGAAATAAGCAGATAGCTTTATTGATTGAGTCATTAAAAAGTGTACCAATCAGGCAGATGTATGTGTCAGACTGTGAAGCAGATGACGTCATTGCATACATGACAAAGTATCACTATCGTGACAAAAAGTGTGTTGTAGTTTCTTCAGATAAGGACTTGTATCAATTGATAGATGACCGCGTAACGCAATGGTCACCAGGTCAAAAAAAATACATAACAGAGAAAAAGGTTTTAGAAAAATTCGGTGTAAGTGTTTCTAACTTTGTTACCGCAAGGGCATTTATTGGAGATCCATCTGACGGAATAAAAGGTGTTTCTCACGCAGGATTTAAGTCTTTGTCCAAAAGATTTCCCGAGCTAGCTGAAAGCAAACATGTTACAGTTTCAGATGTAATTGAAGGTGCACATAGTCTTGCAGAAACAAAAAAGCTGAAAATATTGGATTCGATTATCGAAGAAGGAAATGTTGCCCTAAGCAACTGGAAATTGATGTATCTGGATATCAAAAACCTTTCAGGACAACAAATTGAAAAAATTAAAAATTCTCTTGATTCTTTTGAGCCTGTGCGTAATAAAATATCACTGATGAGAATTTTGATGAGAGAAGGCGTCAATAATTTTGACGTTGATTCGTTTTATATGTCAATTAAAAACTGCAAATAGGAAAACAGCAGGATGGAAAGAAATATTGTAGAACACCCAGGTTTATTTTCCCAGTACGGAAAACAGTTTCAAGAAACAGTCTTTCAGGGGTTAATATCAGACCATGCATGGGCAGCACAGATGACTGAAGTGATGAGTCCGGACTATTTTGAAGTAAAGGCTCTAAGCTATCTTGCTGAAAAATATTTTGCGTATCACAAAAAATATAAGTGCTTTCCAACCCTAGGGCTGCTTGTTTCTATTATAAAAGAAGAACTTACGGAAACAAACGATACAATTCTAAGAGATCAAGTTGTTGACTTTTTACACAGAACAAAGGTTAGTCCTAACGTATCTGATCTTCACTATGTTAAAGATAAGTCACTTGATTTTTGCAAGAGGCAAGCATTCAAAGATGCCTTGGAACAAGCAGTTGAATTAATTTCTACAGATAAATTTGATAGTGTCGTTACACTAATGAAAAATGCAGTTTCTGTGGGAATGCCACATTCTACTGGACACGACTTCTTTGAAGATCTCGAATCTAGGTTTGTTAAGACTCGAAGGCTTGTGTGTCCAACAGGCTTACCTCGTCTAGACGCAAAAGATATTTTGCAAGGCGGATTAGGGAGAGGTGAAATTGGCGTTGTTACTGCAAACACCGGTGTGGGTAAGTCACATTGGCTAGTCGCCATGGGTGCTAATGCATTAAGGGCAGGAAAAAATGTTGTCCATTATACCTTTGAATTGACTGAACATGCGGTTGGTTTGAGGTACGATTCTAACTTTTGTGATATGCCGAGTAATGAAATTCCTGACAATAAAGATTTTGTAATTGAAAAATATAAGGAACTTGAGCTCGGCAGGCTCATTATTAAAGAATACCCAACAGGTTCTGCATCTGTTATTACAATTAGAAATCACATCGAAAAGCTGGCCCTCAAAGGGTTTGTTCCAAGCTTAATTGTTATTGATTATGCAGATGTAATGAGATCTACCAGGAGCTACGATTCATTGAGACATGAGTTAAAATTAATTTATGAAGAGCTCAGAAATCTTTCAATGGATATGAATGTTCCAATATGGACAGCATCTCAGGCTAATAGAGATTCAGCAAAATCCGATATCGTTGGACTTGAAAATATGTCAGAGGCATATGGAAAAGCAATGGTAGCAGACGTTGTATTGTCTCTTTCTAGAAAGCCAATGGAAAAAGCAACAGGATCTGGTAGACTTTTTGTTGCAAAAAATAGAGCAGGTAAAGATGGTCTCGTTTTTCCTGTACACATTGACACGGCAAAGTCTACTATAAAGATACTAGATGAAAGTCATATGACTTTAAGTGAAGCAGTTAAACAAGACGAAACAAGCATGAAAACTTTGTTAAAGCAAAAATGGTCAGAAGTGAGTGGAGCATGAACAAAACAATAAACTACAACGAAGCATTTGAAAAGTGCGTCAAGTATTTCAACGGAGATGACTTGGCAGCTAACGTATTTCTAACAAAATACGCCTTGACTGATACAAGTGGAAATCTGCAAGAGGAAACACCTGACGACATGCATCGTCGTTTGGCAGCAGAGTTTGCACAGATCGAGCAAAAATATCCTAATCCAATGAGTGAGGATGAAATTTATGATCTATTTGCGAACTTCAAGTATGTTGTGCCGCAAGGATCACCAATGTCAGGTATTGGGAACCCACATCAGATTCAATCTATCTCTAATTGCTTCGTTATTGAGTCACCTCACGATTCGTATGGTGGCATCTTAAAAACTGATCAGGAGCTTGTTCAGATTGCAAAGCGTCGAGGTGGCGTCGGATTTGACATTTCCACCATACGCCCTAAAGGATTGTCTACTGGAAACTGTGCTAGAACCACTGACGGCATCGAAGTATTTATGGACAGGTTTTCAAATTCTTGTCGCGAAGTTGCACAAGGAGGGCGTCGAGGTGCACTGATGATTACAATATCAGTAGCTCACCCGCAAGTTCAAGATTTTATTCGAATTAAGCGAAATTTGACAAGAGTTACAGGCGCAAATATTTCAGTCAGGCTTAATGATGAGTTTATGACTGCAGTTCAGGAGGGAAGTGATTATACACTACGATGGCCGGTAGACTCTGACGATCCTGCAGTGACTAAAACTGTTAATGCACAAGAACTTTGGCATGAAATTATTGAGTCTGCACATGCTTGTGCAGAGCCTGGCCTTTTGTTTTGGGATACTGCAAAGTCTCAAACACCGTCTGATCTCTATGAAAAAGAAGGTTTTGGTTCTGTAAGTACTAATCCATGCGGTGAAATTATTCTTAGCCCATATGACTCATGCAGACTTATGCTCGTTAATCTTAAAAGTTTTGTTACAGAAGCATTTACATCAGAGGCAAAGTTTAATTTTGATCATATGGCTGAAGTTGTCCAAAAAGCTCAGCGCCTAATGGATGATATGATTGATATTGAAATTGGACAAGTTGACAAGATACTTGCAAAAATTGATTCTGATCCAGAGCCAGAATCAGTTAAGCAAATTGAAAAAGATATGTGGACTCGAATAAAAGAGCAAGCACAACAAGGCCGTCGAACAGGTTTAGGAGTTACTGCTATTGGTGATGCTCTGGCTGCCCTAGGAATTCGTTACGGAAGTGAAGAGTCCATTCAAACAGTTGAAAAGATTTATCAGTGTTTGACAGTCAACGCCTACAAGTCTTCTGCAATTATGGCGTCAGAACGTGGTTCGTTTCCTGTTTATGACGCACAAAGAGAAGCAGATCATGAATATCTCCAGCGCGTTATTACATCAGATGATGAGCTTCAGACGTTGCATGGTCAGCATGGTCGACGAAATATTGCCTTGACAACCACAGCACCCGCAGGTTCAGTATCTGTTCTTACACAGACTACGTCTGGTATCGAACCTGCATTTCTTCTAAAATATATGCGTCGTAAAAAAATTAACACAGATGCAGAGCCAAATGCAAGAGTTGATTTTGTAGATGACGTAGGAGACGCATGGCAAGAATATCCTGTGTATCATCATGCTTTCAAAGAATGGATGAACACATCTGGCTTGGAAGACGAAGCAATGTCTCCATACTGGAAAGCAACTGCAAATGAAATTGTCTGGACACAAAAAGTAAAGCTTCAGGCAGCTGCACAAAAATGGATATGTCATGCGATATCTAATACAACAAATCTTCCGGAAGATACAGACGTTGAAACCGTCAAAGATGTCTACATGACAGGTTGGCAATTAGGTTGTAAGGGTGTAACTGTTTATCGCGATGGTTGCCGCTCAGGTGTTCTTGTAAGCG